CTACTTCCGCCGCACCGCCCGCCGCATCCCTTCCGGCAGCGGCGCCGCATAACCGATCAGACTGAATTGGTCCAGCGCAAACAGCACCACCGACTCCAGCCCCGCCGAACGCGCCAGCCGCGCTTCCTTCAGCCACGGCGTCGTGTAGTCGCTGATGCCTATCAGGTGGGCCCTCTTCTCGGCAGGAAATCCCAATTGGCGGGAAACCTCGACCGACTCCCGCGCCTTGTCGAGGTTTCGAGCATAGGTGTGCAGAAAACTCTCCGTCTTGAAGCAATCCAGCGTCCCCGGCGTCCAAGTCCCGCTCGGAAGGTTCACCGCCCGGTTGAACGCCGGCTCGTTCACGTCCGTCGGATACAGCACTTCGAATCGGCACTCCGGATGCGCCTGCCGCACGTGCGCCATGATCCCCGTCGTGAAGGCGCCCACCAACCCCGCCAGAAACGCCGCCTCCTCCGGATGCTCCGTGGGCGGCGTTTGGTTGCTCGGGATCAACGCCATCTCCCGCCCGTGCGCGCTCCGGAATGCCTCCCGCGTGTAATAGTCGTAGTACGGCATGCCGCTCCCGTTCGGGAAATACCACCACTGCACTTCCCCGAATTGCAGGTACGGCCGCAGCCCCGCTTCCGCCATCAGGCTCGCCAGCTCCCGGTAGGCCCCCTTCCAGAATGCCTGGCTCGCCGGCGAAAAGTTCGTTTGCAGGGCCGGCGTGTTCAGCAACACTGGCGCCCCGTCCGGATACCGCTGCGCTATCCCCGCCTCCTCCGACGGATCCCCGTGCTGTAACTCCATGCTCAGCGCAGCCGTCGCCTCCAGACCGTAATTCTTCAAGGCCCGGAAGTAACTCCGGTGCCAGTCCCGCGCCGCCCGGTTCAGCCGCGGACTCGCCTCCAGGTCCGTCCTCCACTCCCCGTCCGTCCCCCCCTCCAGCGTCGGCCCGCTCACCTCCACCACGAACGGCCCCGACGTCGGACTCCCCGACACCCGGATCCGGTTGCCCTCCGCCCCCATCATCCGGGCATGAAGTCTCAGCCTCGCTCCCTCCGCCTCGGCCCGGATCGCCGTGTAGCCCCGGTTGATCTCCAGCTCGAACGCCTTCGCAATCGTCTCCGCCGTGTCCCCGATCAGATTCAGGTGCCTCAGCACCGTGTCGTTCTCCGGCGGTTCCCCCGTCCGCCCGATTCGCAGCTCGGTCGTCTCGCTGAAGACCGGCGTCCCCGTGAATGTCACCGTCCCCGAAGCGTATTGATGCCCCTCAGCCTTCAGCTCGTAAAACCACAACGCCCCCGTGTAGTGATTCACCCGTCCCCGCATTCCCAGCGAATGGATCATCCACGCCGTCCGCTCCGGCGCCAGCGCCATCGAATGATCCGTGTCCCAGTCCGTCGCCAGCGATACCTTCCCGTCCTCCGCTGCTGTCGCCGTCGTGGCGGCAGGCTTCGCCAGCTCCAGAAAGTCGAAGTAAAAGTAGGACCCCTCCGGCCCCAGGTTCCTCACCGTCACCCGGTGCGGCCCCGCCCCGTACTCCCCGACCGGCGCCCGCACCAGCACGTCTTCCCCGGGAATCGCCAGATCCAGCGTCCGGCTCGGATCTTCGTCTACCGCCACCTCGACGCGGCCGCCGTTGAACGCCCGCCGCACCCCCAGATACAACCTGTGCTGCCCGCCCGCCCGGTATTCGCAGGACAGCGCCGCCCCCGCTTGGCTCGTGTAGTGAATGGATCCGCCCGAGAAGTTCCCCTTCGCCGCATTCCACTCGCCCGTGTACTGCACCTCCGGCGCGTCGTCCTCGATCCGGCGGCTGCCCGGCCCGGCTACCTCGTAGGGCCTTCCGGCCCCGCTCACCGTCCAGTTACTGACTCGCACCTCGAACTCGCAGCGCTCAAAGGCTCCCGGCTGTAACTCCGCCGCATACGTCCAGCGCATCTTCCGCACCGATTGCGCCGGCACCGCCGCCCCGCTGATGTCCGTCAGCGCCCCGAAGTTCAGCGTGATCCGCCACTTGCTGGGTGAAACGCCCCCCTGGAAGCGCTGCGCCCACGGCGACCACCATTCCGTCTTCGCCCCGGCCGTGAACCCGTACGCCCCCACCCGGTTCCCGTTCGCTCCCGTCGTGCTGCTCTCCGGCGTCTGCCCCTGCCCCACGTAGGTCAGCCGGATCCGCGCCCCCGTCCGCGTCGCCCTCATCGTCGTCGAGAACGCGTTCACGCTCTCCGCCAGCCGCTGCACCACGCTCTCCGCCGTGTCCCCCTCCACCGCCTGGTACGTGTGGTGCTCCCACAGCCAGGCCAGTCCTATGTAATCCCCGGGCGTGATCGAACCGCATAACTCGAATTCCGCCCACGCCGAAACATACGACCCTTCCACCGGCTCCGCATAGTCCTTCAAACGGACTTTATAGAATCCCGGGACTCCCCCCTCCTCCGTCCAGATCCGCAGGTACGGCCAATCCACCGTCGGATAAATGTCCGAATCGAGCGGCATGCAATTCGTCCGGGTTTCTTCGTACGATAGCGTCAGCCCGCTCAAATCCCCGTCCGGCAGGTAACGCAACGCTGGATGTTCGAACGTGTTGTCGCGGTTCCATTCCAGCACCACCCAATCGAATTGCTGCCGGAAACTCCCGGAGACCGTGAACCCGCTCGCGCTCGTCTCGCTCAGCGCCGCCACCGCCGAGGGCCGCTCGAAATAACATTGCAGGTCGCGGTCCGGTCTTAGCTTCTCCAGCGTCTCTCCCATGAAACCGCCGGCCCGCTCACAGCCGCAACGTCACCGTCAAGTCTCGCCCCGGTGACACTTCCCCGACCGCCAGCACGTCCAGCCTGAGCTGCGCTCCCGCACGCAACGGCCCCAGAAGAAATCCGTCCTCCACGTTCGACGTCGTTTCCCCGGCTTCGATGCGCAACGTGCAGTACGTCTCCTGATCCTGGCGCAACCGCAGCTCGATCGCCCCTCCGCTCGGTGCATCCCGCACCAACGCGAACGCATCCCGCACGCTGTGCGCCTCCTCCACCACCAGCGGCGGCGCCGCGTCGCTCTGGACCGCCAGAAATCCCTCCACTTGGATCGCGATCTGGCCTCCCGACAGCGTCCTCAAACCCCGATCGCTCGTGTTGGTAAAGCAGACCGCTCCCGCCTCGCTGTCCCCGTGAATGTTCGTGACGAATAATTCCGCCGCGGCAATCCGCGCGTCCGGCAAATAGATCGGATAGGCGTAATTCCCGCTCGCCCGGCTTCCGAAGAATCCCCGCACGAATGGAACCACGAACACCTTCCGCTTCAGATGGTATACGGCCGCGCCCGCCGCGTGGCCTTCCTTCGCGCTCCCCAGCACCCCCCGCTCCACCGTGTAGCGCAGGCCTCCCCCTGCCGCCTCCACGATCCTCATCAGCTCCCCGTCCACCTGCACCAGGTCGCCCGTCTCGCCCGGCCCCGCGGAATTCAGCTCCACCGTATCGCCCTCCGAATCCACCGCCAGGCTCAACGCGTAAGCGGTCGGGCTGCCCAGTTCGTCCCAATAGTGCGCCGTCAGCGTCCCCGCGCTGATCGTCCGCGTGTTCTCCAGTTGCTCGAAGGAAATTCCCACCAGCTCGATCGTCCCGTTGCCCTTCAGCCCCAGCCCGAACGACGGCCTCCCCGGCGCCTCCAGGTCATAACCCGCCCCTCCCCCTGCCAACTGTCGCCGCGTCACCGGCGACAGTTCGGCCGCGCACTCCTCCCCCCGGGCGTTCGCCGAGCGGCCCTGCACCTGGATCGTAGCCCCCACCCGATTCGGCACCACAAACTCCACCGGACTCGTCCGCCCGCTCGCCCCCGGATGCCAGCCCGCTTCCGCCACCACAAAGTAACTGCTGCTGTCCGGCGTGACGCTCCACGCCGGACTCACCATCAGCGTCGTCGCGTCGTTCGCCGCTACCGCCCGTTCCTGCCCGGCGCCTCTGCCTCTGGTGATCCGCACCGCCATCCCTGCGTAAGCGTCCGGCGGCATCTGCGCCGCCGTGTTCCCGATCCGATCCGCCCCATGAATGTTCGCCGCGTACTCCGGTTGCAGCTCGAATCGCCAGTAGAAGTTCGCGTGATCGTAGTTCTCGTCCGGCGGAAGATCCGCGCTGTACGCTAGACCGCCGTCCGTGAACGTCCCCGACACCGGTTGATTCTCCGCGATCCGCCAAAGCTGGCTCGGACTCGGCCCCCGGTACACGTTGTACCCGGATGTCCCCGCCGAAAAGCTGAGGCCCTCCAACACCACCCGATTGGTGTCCGTCCCCTCCGGGATCGTCGCCCGCACCACGAACGACAGCTCGCTCTCCACCCCCGCCTCATCCAGCGCGCTCACCGCGTAGTACAGCGTCTGGCCGCCTTTCAATTCCCCTCCCGTCGTTTCCACCTGCGCTGCCCACCCCACCAGCGGCACGCCCGCTCGACTCGCCCCCGGCATCCCCGGCGCACCAAACCCGACCTCCAGGCTCACCTCTCCCAGCCCCTCCGCACTCTCCCTCAGCTTCTCCCGAATCTCGAACTCCGGCATCCCCTCGTCGTTCAGCACCCGTCCGCCCAAAGGCCTCGGCAACCGCCCTCCGCCGCCCCGCACCCGCCGCCCCCCTTGCCCCACCGCCCCCACATTGTCGTCCCGGTACCATTCGTCCCGGTGGATCTGCGCCGTGATCCGCGCCCGCCCGTAGTTCGTCCCCGGCGACACTTTTAACACCCGGAAAGGCTCCCGGTGAAATCCTTCCTTCAGATACGTCACCGTGATCAGATCGCCCGGCTTCAGCCCGAATCCCTTCACGCTCGTCTCGAATTCCACATACGTGTTCCCCTCTACCGACTTGTCCAGGTAGAACTTCACCATCCGCGCCGCCTGATCGAAGTTCGCAATCCCCAGCGCTGGCAGCGTCGCGCTCACTTCCTGACCCGTCTTCAGCACGTCGTCCATGTCCGCCAGCGAAAAGCTGTCCTGCTGATAGGCATTGAACGCGTCCTGAAATTCCACCGTCACCCGGTTCGGCGTCTCCGCCGCGCTCCTCGACCACACCCGCATCGCCGGCGCCCCGTTCTCTCTTCGCAGAATCCCCGAGTACCCCTCTGTCCCGTCCCCGAATTCATACGCCGGCCAGCCCCCGTTCAGCGGTTCCCGGCTGTTACTCCCCTCCGGCTTCTCCCCTTGCTGCAAGGCCAGGCTGTTTTCACAGCGCAGTTCCAGCTTCCCCGACATGTTGTAAGTCAAATACAGCCTCGCCGCCGTTCGGATACCCCGGATTACCTCCGCCGCGCTCCGCCTCTTCCGCAGCGCCAGGTTGCATTGAAACCTCGGAATGCTCACCGGATTCCCGTACAGGTCCCGCGCCTCGATCAGCTCCCCGCAGTAACTGGCCGTCTGCGCGAAGCTCGCGACCTCCACCTCCTCCAAACCCCACCCGCATCGCCGCAAAATGTCCAGAATTACCCAGGCCGGATTGTTCGTGAACCGGTGCCCCAGATAGCTCCCGTCCGCTCCGTATTCCGCCAGCTTCAAACCTTCCACCAGCGCTTGGATCCTCGGCAGGGACCGGCCGTCCGCCACCCGGTTGGGCGCCACCACAGACAGCACCGCCATGCTCCCGTAACAGTCGCCCAGCGGGTTGCCCGCACCGTCCGCATTGTCTAAATTGAAGGCCCCCGTCCGGTTCCCCAGACTTACGACGTTGTACCAGCCCGTCCCCGTCATGTCCGCTCCCGCACGCCCCAGGGGAATTTCGATGTCGTTCACTAACACCTTCAGCACCCCCTGGATTTCCCCCATCCCCACCAGCGCCTCCATCCGCGTCAGATTGCCGTCGTTCTTCGCAAAGACGATCAGCGGCGCGCACCATGCCGTCCCGTAAATCAGCGGCACGAAGTCGTTGTACTTCGCTGCGTTCTCCAGCGTCTCCGATACGTGGTGCCCTTTCTCCCCGTAACTCCTCACCACCGTGCTCGGCGGGACGTATTCGATCCCTCCGAAACGGCGCGTCGGGTTGCTCTGGGCGTCCTCCCGGAACATCCCCCGCTGCTCGCACTGCGCCCGGCTCCCGTCGCAGCTCGTGTAGGGCTCGCCTCCCTCCAGATTCCCCACGCCCCCGGGCAGCCCCGCCGAATACCCGCACCGGAAGAACGGCGAATATTCCCCTCGCTCTCCCCCTGTGATCGCCTCCTCACGCTGCTCCGCCGTCGCCGGGAATTTCCACGGGCAGCGCCTCTGCACCCGCACCTCCGGCAACCACACCCGTTGCAGGCTCAGGCTGCTCATCGCCGTCAGCCGGCAGCTCGCCTCCGTAATCTCCTCCGGAGCGTTCGTCACCCCCCGGAACACCACCTTGCTTTCCGACGCCGCCTCCCCGTTCTTCAAATCGAAGAACACGAACCGCACCGTCATCCGGCTGCCCTTCCAGCCCACGCTCCTTTCCAGCTGCGAGATCCGCGAGTCCGTATTCGCCAGCACCACCGTCACCCGCGCCGCCGCGTCAATGCCCTCCTCCGGCGCCGACCGGATCTCGAACGCGCTGTGCCGCAGCACTCGCCCTTCGTAACTCTCCCCCTCGTACTCCACCCGGTGCGTGCTCCACCGCTCCACCTGCCCGTCCGGCAACTCGCACTCGAACAGCAGCAGCGGCGTCTCGGTGATCCCCTGTTCCTTCAGCTCCGCGATCGTCCCCATGCCCCATCCCTCACCATCGGGCTACCACCCTCACCGTGCACGCATAACACTCCGGCCCTTCCGCCCTCACCGCCAGAATGTCCTCGGCAAACCGTGCTTCCTCGTACACCCCACCCCGGCTCCCGCTCTTCTTGTACTTCGATGCCCCTCCCTGCGCCTCCACTTGCATCCCGAAGGCTTCCACCGCTCTCCCCGGGCCTAACTCCAAACCGAATCGTATGAACTCGTCCTCGCAAGCCAGCTTGACCGGAATCGCGATTCGCCGCCATACCCCGTCCAATCGAATCGTCTCCTCCTTCGCTGCCGTCCCCGTCCGCGCAAACACCGTCGCTTCTCCCGCCGCCTCGCTCCGCAGCCACACGCTCATGCAGTATTGAAACCATCCCGGCGCCGCCAGCCCCTGCTCGATCTTCTGCGGCACGGACCCGGCGTTCCGCAAGCGCGCCGCCCGCCGCGTCCCCCACGGGTCCTCTACCTCCCCCGTGATCTCCAGATAGGGATCCTTCCTCCACGCCTCTCGCTCCGGCTCCTCGCTCCAGGCCAGCAGGTTCCCCACAGGGTCCAGAAACGTGAACGCTCCCCGCCGCCCTTCTACTTCGTGAAACAGCCCCTCCAGCGCCCCCCATTCCGCGCTCGTCAGCCCTCCCAGCTCCAGCCGCCACTCCACTCGCCGCCACAGCCCATCGGCCGCTTTCCACTCCCGCCCCTCCGGCGACTCCACTCGCACCGTCCGCTTCTGAATCTTCCTCCTCGCCGGAAACTGGCTCGTCGCTCCGCTCTGTAACTGGGGAAAGTACGGCATCCTAAGTCCTGTTCTGTTCCACCACTACCACCGCCCCGCCCCGTGATTCCCCCTCCAGCTCCCACTCCAGCTCGTCTCCTCCGAAACTGCAATCCTCGTAACCCGTCCCGTCCCATGGGTCTTCGAATCGAAAGGACCCGAAACTCCCCTGCTCCCCCTCGAAGAATTCCTCCAGCCGACCCCACTCTTCTTCGTCAATCAAGTCCAGCCTCAGCTCCCAGCGCCGCACCGGACCCCCCGATTCCCGGTACCTTTGCTCGCTCCCGTCCACAAACCGCAGCACCTCCGTCCGGTACCCCACCGTCTTCACCGCCGGATACTGCGCCGCCGTCCCCGTCCTCAGCTTCGGGTACTCGTTCATAACTCGTTCACCACATCGTTCAGCGCGTGCGAATTCAGCATCGCCTCCCGAACCGCACGCGCGATCTCTTCGCTATGATCCAGGAACGACCGGCTGTCCATCGCCTGGACCTGCACCGTGATGTTCACCGGCCCGCCCGCTCCCCGCAAAGCCCCTCCCCACGCCTCCTCCCGTCCGCCCGCCGCAACCGGCGTCCCGCTCTGCCCTCTCCGGATCTCCCCCTCGAACCGAATCGAAGGCGGCTGGACATACGGCGTCAAAACCGGCGCACTCTCCTGCCGCCCGCCTCCCAACAGCCCCGCCAGTCCCCGCAGCAGCGGCGACAGCCCCAGCCCGCTCGCCAGCACGCTCGCCGCCGTCCGCCCCGCCGTCGCCAGCCTGCTTTCTCCTCCGCCCCTCGCCTGCGCCGCCGTGTTCTCGATCACCGCCGCCGTGTTCTCGCTCACCGCCTCCGCCTGCGTCAGACTCGCCCCCCGCAACTGCTCGAGCTGGAACGACAGCTCCTTCACCGCCTCCGCAAATCCTTCGCCTCCGGGCGGCCACAGCTCTCTCGTCGCCCTCCCTAACACCTCGCCTGCTCCGCCGGCCCCTCCGCCCCCCAGCCGGAACTCGATCAACAACTGTCCCGCCTCATTCCTCGCCATGGATCCTCGCCGCTTCCCGCTCCAGAATCAAAAACGCGTGCGCCTCCCGCGCCCCCATCTCGCTCAGCCGCAAACCTCCCAGCTTCCTCCATGCCCAGTACGCTTCCACCAGAGCCGCACTCTCCCCCGTGATCGCCGACTTCGGACACCGCTCCGTCGCCGCCCCGTGCCTCGCCCACACCACCTTCGGCGGACTCTGCCCCGCCTTCTCCGACCACCCGCAGCGCCGCCGCACTTCCAGGCCTTTCCGCCGGCAGTCCTCGCACTTCCACCCGGCCTGGTTCGTCATCTGAAAGTGGAAGGCGAGAATCAGTTTTTTTCTTCTTCTTCGCTCAGTCCGAACTCCGCCTTGATCGCCTTCAGCGCTTCCCCGCACAGCCCCTCCGGACCCGCCTCCACCAGCCTTTCCGGCGTCGCCGGCTCGCCGTCCACCTCCAGCCCCTCGATCCCCTCCAAACCCCACAGCAAATACAGCCGGTCCAGCTCGCACGCCAGAAGACTCGCCTCCAGCTTCTCCCGCGGATCCTCGCTCGCTTCCAGATACTCCGCCTTCGCCGCCGCCTCCCGCACCTGCCTCAGTAACTCGATCCGCCGACCGAACGAGATCCGCCTCACTTTCAGACTTACTCCCGGGTATCTCTTCGAGTGCACCACCTTGTAACTCTGATACTCCACTGCCGTCCCCCTCGCCTGGCTCTATCCGAAGGCGATGTACATCTCGTCGTCCGCCGTCCCTTGCGCCCGGCATCCCGAAAACCGCCAGCGCAGCCGCGCCTCCCCGTCGTCGAACTCGGGCGTCTCCGGCGTCACCGCCTTCAGGTACACCCCGAAAAGCTGCCCCGGCCCCGCCCCCAATTGGAACATCACGCTGATCGGCGACCGCTGCCGCGCCGCCTGGTACAGCGCCTTCGTCGCCTCGTCGTCCAGCTCGTACAGCTCCAGATCCGCCGTCACCGTCCTCATCCCCGCCCAGATTCCTTTCGCCTCTCCGCAGCCGAATTCCCGATCCCGCGCTTCGACCTGGTTGTCCAGCGCCACCTCCGCCTCGGTCAGCGTACAAAAACGCTCCGGCACGCTTCCCAGCCACGCCTGCCCGATGTGCCCCGGGATGATGCTGTAGTCGAACTCCCCTGGCGGCGGCTCCTCCGGAAAGCTCACCAGTTGCCCTTGCCCCGCCGCAAAACTCGCGTTGTCTATCACGTCTCGCGCCAACCCGCTGAACTCGAACTCGTGGTAGTCCGCGTTCACCCGGATCCGCAGCTTCTCCACCGCCGCCCCGCACAGGATCCGCTGCACCGCCGTCGCCGGCGACCAGTAGTCGAAGATGCTCACGCTCGGCGTCTCCAGCGCCGGCCCGTACGTGATCGTCCCGCCAATCGGCACCCCCGCCGCAGGCGCCGCGCTCAGCGGCGCGTTCAGTGTCACCGTCGTCGCGTCCGCCACCGACGCCACAAACCGCAGCTCCTCCCCACTCCTCACCGCCTGCCCCGCCGACAGCCCGTGCGGCGCCGTGAACCGCAGCGTCATCCCCGTGCTTCCTTCCGCCGCCGTCCCCCCGCTCCACAGCGCCGGCGCTCCCCCCAGCGCCGCCCGGAACAGCGGGCCGTAGCCCGGCTCCTCGCTCTGCTCCGTCCACGACGTCATGTACGTCCTCAGCGCGAACCTCGTGCGCTTCCTCAAACCCGAGGGCAGCCCCGCGAACGTCCTGCTCCCCGTCTTGTCACGCCGTTCGCGCTTCTCCCATTCCTGCCGGGCCGTCAGCTTCACCGCCGGGATCCGATTCCGGCTCGTGATGCTCGGCACCTGCCCGTAGCTCGTTTCCAGCGCTACGTACCACCGGTTCGCGTTCGATGAAACGTATGAAGCCATGCTCCTCCTCTCTCCTTTCCTCCCCCTGGCGCCCTCAGCCTAGACTGGCGTCCAGCTCGAAGCGGATCTTCGCGCTTTGCAGAAAATTCCGGCCTCCGTGACGGATTGGCCCGTACTCCACTTTGTAGCCCCCGGTATAGTAAATCCCCGGCGCCCACTCCCCTCGGTTCCCGTCCAGCACCTCCGTCACCGCCTCCGCGTAATGCTGCAACCGCCCGCTTACCTCCTCCAGTCGGTCGTGGCTCACTCTCACTTCCGCCGCCATGAAAATCTTTCCCGAAAACTTGCGGAACTTTTCCTTCAGTAGGTTCGCCTCCCCTTCGCAGTAAACGTACACCGCCGGGTATTTCACCCCTGCGCTCCGCTCCGCCGTCTCGTAGGCCACGTTCTGCGCGATCACCTGTTCCGCCGCGATCCCCGCCAGCTCCGTCCTCTCCCTCTCCGCGATCGCCGCTACCGCCCGCGCCAGCCCCCCTTCCCCCCTCAGCAGCTCCACCGCCTTCTTCGTCGCTGTGCTCCCGGCCGCCATCTTCGCGCCTCCCCTTCCTCAGCCCCGCAGCAGCAGTCCCGGAGCCTCCCCTTCCTCCGTGTCCCTCTGCCTCGCCCCGCGCCGCAAATAGTAGTCCGGCGCCTGGCCTTCCCCCGGGCCTCGGCCCACCGCCAGCTCCGCTCCGCTCCAGGCCTCCCCCGGCGCCATCGGCGCTGCGTTCTGCAACCACGTCTCCCCTTCTGAATACCCCGCGTATACGTTCCAACCTGCCGCTTCCTCCGGCGGCTTCACCGCCCGCGCCACCAGGCCCTCCCCGTTCTCCGTCGTCAGAATCGCCGCCTCGCTCGCCGCTCCCTCATCCCCCGTCGCGCTCACCCAGGCTGCCCGAACGTAGTAGGTCGCTCCCCCGGCCCCCGCAGGCGCCGTGCTCAACTCCGGCCGCTCTGCCTTCGCCACCGGCTTCTCCACGATCCCGATGCCCGCCTCGATCGCCGCTCGCCACGCCCACTCCGCCATCCGCTCCCACTCCTTCCACTTCGCCAGATACCGGTCGTTCAACTGGCTGTTGTAGGCGTCCCGATACGTCAGCGCCAGCGTCCGGAACGTGTGCCACTTCCTCAGCCCATCGCTCACCACCACGTTCTTCAACCCCAGCCTCGCCGCCCCCTGCTGCACCAGAAACCTCCGCAGCTCCAGCCCCAGCTCCTCTTGCGCCAGCCTCAGTTTCACGCCCAGGTCAATCCCCTCCGTGCGCGCCGTCTCCAAAAGCGACGACTCGTAAGCCAGCAGCCCCTCCATCGTCGTCAGCAACCCGTCCGTGAATAGCGCCATCCCCCTCGCTCCTCACCCCTTCGCCGGCCGCAACGCGTTCTTCAGCGCCCGCAGCTCCGCCTCCGAGACTACCGTCAGTTGCACTCGGCTCGCCGCCGCTTGCGCCTCCGCCTGCCTCTTCGCCTCCAGGGCCTGTTCCCGGAACTCCGCCGCCTCCTCCGCCGTCGCCAGACGCGCTCGCCCCTCCACGATCATCCGCGCCGCCACTTCCCGGCTCACCTCGCTCCTGACCCCCGCTCGCCCTCCGTCCGGCGTCTCCTCGCTCACCACCACCGGGTACGCCTCCGCGATCCCCGCTTCCGTCTCTCGCACCTTCCGGTAGAACACCTTCAAGTCCATCCGTCCCCTCCTGCTTCTCGCACGCGGGTTGTGAAGCGCCGCCGCCCACAACCCGCGCACTCCTGCTTTAGCTGTTCACCTGCACGCCGAAGTTGTTCCGCAACACCGCCACCCCGTACAGCACGTCCACCGTGAACTGCTGCGCCAGCGTGTTCGGTTGGTAGCTCATCACGATCCGCATCCCGAAGTTGCCCAGCTCTGCGTACTCCGCGATCGCTCCCGTCCCCGGCAGCGGCTGCGGCAGCCGCCTCGTCACCAGCCCGAACGCACTCCGCGCAAACGCAATGTTGTGCGTCGTCACAGGCGAACTCCCCGTCTTCGCCACAAACTGCGAACGGAACACGTAGAAGTCCTTGATCTTCCCCACCGTCCCGTCCACCAGCGCACGCAGGCCCGCCTCTCCGGCCGTCTGGTACTCGCTGAACCGCGGGATCTGCCGCAACTGCGAGTACGTCGCCGCGTCCACCACCAGGTACTTCGGCTCGCTCGCCGGCACCCGCGCCTCGAACAGCGCCGTCTCGGCCGCGTCCACCACCGCCTCCGTGATCGGCGTCCCCGGCGTCCCCACCGGCGGGTTCGCCGTCAACTGCCCGTACAGGTTCAACAGGTCCGTCTCGATCTTCTCCGCCAGCGCCGCCATCGCCGGCTGCATGTACAGCTTCAGCAGGTCCGGCACCGCCAGCACCTTCGTCACGTCCGGCACCTGAAACGTCGCCTCCGCGTGCGTGTTCAGCACGATCTGCGCGTTCCCCAGGCTCGGATTCTGCGTTTGCACCGTGCCCCCTTCCGCCAGGTTGTTCGCCACCAGCGTCGGCGGGATCGGTACGTTCACCGTGTCCCCGGCTTGCGCCAGGCTCGGTTCAAAATCGCGATTGACCAGGTTCCCCATGACAAGGTTCCCTATCAGCGTCGGCAGCGCATCCACCGCCACCAGCTTGACAATCGCGTTCGCCACGTTCTGCGATGTGATTGCAGGCATCTGCTCTCCTTGCGTTGAATTCCCCGCCGGACCCCCCACGGGCCCCGCGGTCAACCCCTCGACTCGCCCCTCACTCTAACGTCCGCCCAGCATCTGCGCCGCGATTCGCACAATCTCCTCGCGCGCCTTCTCCGCTTCCTCCCGGCTCATCCCCGGCCGGATCTTCTCCAGTTCCACACCCCCGCTCGCCGGCGTCACCACGCGCTGCGCCCCCGCCGTCCCCGAACCCCCGCTGATCCGCGCCGGCAGAAACTCCGGGTTCTCTTGCACGAACCGCGTCAGATACTCCTTCAGGCTCACCTCGCCTTGCTCCCCTCGCGCCGCCAGCCGCCCGTCCTCCGTCCGGTAAATGTCCTCCTTCACCGCTCGGAACGCCAGATCCACCTTCGACACACCCAGCCGCTGCAACTCCGCACGGATCGCCGCGCTCCTCTCCGCCTCCTCCCTCAATTGCCGCTGCCGCTTGTTCTCCTCCACCAGCTCGTTCAGCTTCCGCTCCAGCGCCTCCCGCTTCTTCCTCTCCTCCACCAGTTCCGCCTGGTAGGCCGGTTCCCTCTTGCTCTGCTCCCTCTTCAGAAACTCCTCGATCACCTCCCGGATGATCGCCTTCCTCTCTTCCGCCTCCCTCGGCTCGATCGTTTCCTTCCTGATTTCCTCCATCTCTCTTTGTCCCCTCACTCTGCTTTCTTCGAACCCTCCCCCCTAGGCCCCCTCCGCCTCCTCGATCTCCTCCGCGATGCGGTCTTTGATCTCCTGCCTCACGTCGCACAGATACTTGAACGCCAGCTTCCGGAAGACCTGCTTCCTCAGCGTCTTCGATCCGATCCCCAGATTCAGCAGCCGCTCCGCCTCCTCCAGCTCCCCCGCAAAATCCCCGATGTCGAACTCGTCCAGCCCTGACACCCCGATCCGCACCTCGTCCTGCCGGGCTTCCGCCACCGCCCGCAGCACACGCTTCAGCACGTCCTTCACCGCATCCCCGTATGCCCTCAACACTTCCTGCGTGATGCTGAAGTCACGCTGCTTGCTCAGCCCGGACTGCGGCGCCGTCACCGTCAGTCCTCCCCCGGCCTGCGCCATCAGATAGCACACCCGGTAAATCTCGTCCTTCAGCCGGATCAGATTGTCCATCGCAATCTGGTACACTTTCCCCTCCGGCTCCGTCCATCCGAAACGGTCCTCCGGTCCCAACTGGATGTAGTAAGACTCCCCTACCACCTGCTTGAAATCCCGTTCCGAGTACACCACCGGCATCGCAAACAGCCCCATCGTCAGCGCCCACGACAGCGCATTCGACTTGTTGAAATGCTCTAACTGCAACAGCGCCGCCTTGTTCATCAGCCACAGCCCCTCGCTTACCTTCAACTCGAACAGCGGCGTCTGCCCCAGCCTCCACAAACCGTGCCGGCCCTCCGCCACCAGCTCTCGCTTCCCCCGCTTTCCTTCCCCCTCCACCGCACGCTGGATCTCGTAGCTCTCCTTGTCGTAGTAGATCCACTGCGTCTCCCGGTGCCAATCCCCTTCCCCCGGCCTCCTCTGCTTCAGATTCGTCGTCCGCAATACCACCCACTCGTAGTTCCCCGCCTCGTCGTAACTCCAGTTGATCAGATCCTCCGCCGCGTACCTCACCAGATACGCCCGCGACAGCCCCAGCGCCTCCTCTTCTCCCCGGTGCGCCGCTCGCCCCTCCCACCGCGGAAAGTCCACCGCCGCCAGCCCCGCTCCCGCCACCAGCGCATCCACCAGCAACCTCCGGAAAAAGTCGCTCAGCCCCGTCCCCCGCCGGTCGCAGTCCTCCGCGAATTCCTGGAAAAACGCCTTGCCCCTCTCGTCCTCCCCTTCCACGCTCAGGATCGGCTCCCGCCGGAACAGCGTCGCCGCGTACCAGTCAATGATCGAGCCGATGTAGTTCTCGTAGAATACCCGCGCCAGCCGCTCCTGGTACACTCCCAGCGGCTCCTTCTGCCGCGGCGTCAGGTACGCCCCGGCCCGCTGTTTCAGTTGCTCCCCTCCCGCGTACAGGTCCCGGTACGTCTGCCACATCGCCCGCCGCGCCTGGTACTCCGGATGCTCCTTCTCCACGTCCCTCATGCTTCTTCCTCCCGCTCGCCCGTGCCCCTGCCCCTCACAGCAGCCTCTCGCTCCGCTCCCCGGCCTCCCGTCCCGGGCGGCACTCCTGCCAGATCAGGTACCCCAGCGCGTCCGACAAGTGCGTCCGCCGCGGATCCTTCTCCTTGTCAATCACCGTGCTGTCCGCTTTGTAACTCACCTCTTCCAGATCCTTAATCAACTCCCGGCATTTTCGGTCAATGTATAAATGCTTCTCTCCCGACGCGCTCTTCAGCTTCGCGTTCACCAGCGCTACCCTCTCCCTCACCGGCGGGTTCGTCCTCGGAACGTGGTAGCTGACGCCTTGGTACCCCGCCCGCCGAAAGTACTCCCGGATTACCTGGTAGTCGCTCCACCCGCTCGTCTTCAGGTAGCTCCCCGACGCGTCCCCGTAAATCCCGATCCCTCCCTCGTGCCGCGGAAAGCGCGCGCTGAACTCTTCGCATGCCTCCTCCGTCGTCGCCCGACTGAGCACGATCTCATCCACCACATACACCGTTTCCCCCTCGATCTGCGCCACCACCGAGCACATCGGATCCACGTTGAAGTCCAGCGCCCACAGCAGCCTCAGCCCCTGCCGCACCCCGACCTCCCTCACGTGCTCCGTCCGCCGGAATCCGTGGTACACCAGGCCCCCGTGGATGTTGACGTATTCCCCCAATACCTCCTGCTGATAGAACTTCGGATCGTAACTCCGCTTCAGTCTCTCGTAGAAATCCGGTACCCGCGCCAGTAAGTATCGGTTCTCGAACGGCTGGGCGATCACTACTTCATAGCCTTCCACCGGATCCGACACGAATCGCCGGTACACCCAGTCGTACCCCTTCGGCGTCCACACTCCAAAACCGCACAGCCGACCCGCCTGCGGATCCCGCAGCCGCCCCTCCAGCACCACCCACGCTTCCTCCTGCGTGTACGTCAGCTCGTCCAGTCCGAACCACGCCAGGTTCGTTCCTCGCAGCCGCTCGAACTCCTCCACCGGCCGGAACAGCACCCTCGAACCCGTATCCTTCAGCGTCAGAATGTTCTCCGCCTTGTTCAGCTCGTACGGTATCCGGTTCCGGCCCAGAATCTCCAACAGCGTCGTCTGCGTCGCGTCGCGCAACATCGGGTAGGTCGGCGCACCTAGCAGCCCCAGCCGCCCCGGGTTCAAGTAACTCAGCTTGATCGCCTCCTGGCACAGCGCTTGGCTCTTCCCGGACCCGATCGGGCCGGAGAACCCTTTGAATCGCGCCGTCGAGCGATGGAACCGGGCCTGCGAAGGCAGTGGCGCGTACGCTATGGCTCGCTCTCGCTCGCCTCCTCCGGCTCGATCCAT